TCTTGGAGAATTATGGTCGTATTCAAACGCCGCCAGGCAGCCTAGATAAGAAAGATATTCTTCATGACGGAGAGGCAGGCCAGATTTGAGGAAATAACCGGAGTAAATAGATAAGAAAGCCTTAAAGGTAAATCCGAAGAGGATATAAGGCTCATCGAGATAGACATGAACTGCATTCGTTGCGTCGATACTGAAGAGTACGGGAATCTGCTTCCGTTTTAATCGAACTGAGGTACCTAAATCTGTGCAATGATAAACCGGATGTCCGTCTTCCCGGTGATAGCTGCGTTGATTCAGCGGTACAAATAGTTCGCGGACGATCCTATTGTAGTCCTGATAATAAAATCCGTGGAGATACTTGGTTGAATCGCAGAGTTCTATATAGAAAGAAGGAAGATAATGAACTATGTGGGCGACATCATAAATCCCTGTCTTATGATCTCTCCAGAAATGATTAAAGAAATATCTAGCGTCCACACGTGCAGCGCCCTTAGTTGCTCCTCTCCTGTAAGGAAGATTTATCTAACGCATATTTTTCGATATAGCCTAATGCCTTACGAGCAAATTGTTCTAAGTCATATTCCCTTACGGCGTCCAAAGTCGTAACGTCCTTGTAACCCCGGATAGATGTCCCGATAAATATAGGAGCAATGTAGAAATATATGATGGCCTTGACAAAGTCAGGGACATTTCCAAAGGAATTTGTAGGGAGAAGGGCTTCTTGTCCGCTTGTTACCTCTTCGTGTAAAGACTTGACAAACTTATCAATGCCGTCTCGAAGCTGGTCATCCGTAACCCCTAATTGCTTCATGATATTTTCGAGAAATGGGCTCTTTCCATTCTCCAGTTGGTAATTAAGCTCATTTAATGCAGCACCGATATAAAGGAGACCGCAATGGGCCAAGTCACGACCAGGAGAATAGTAAAGACGAACAGGGGCGTCCTTTTCAATGAATTGGAACATATCTATTCCTCCTTTCCCACAAAGTGCTGAATAAACGCCTCTGGAGTTGAGAATTTAACATTCTCAAATTCTTCAGACTGCAAGAGTATATTTCGCTTAAAGAACCAGTTACCCTTGGGAAGAATTAGATGGACAGAATCGTTGCTGAAGCAAAAACCACCGCTTAATCTATAGTGCTCAAATTTCGCATAAGGATTTCTTCTCCTAGAGCAGAAGGAGGCAATATGCAACAAATATTCACCCACTTTACCAATATCAGAAGGAACAGTACTTGTCAATACAAAACCGCGGGCAACCAGGTGAGATTTCCCGGCGTAAAGCCAGTCCTGCACATAAATAGGCTTATCTTCATTATCTAGAATACATACCACCTGCACTCGCCCTCGCACCGGAATAACCGGTGAAGTTTGAGTAGCAAAGAGGGCAGCAGTTCTAAATACTAACTCTTTATCGGAGTGATTGAATTCATAGGGAACCTTAGGAAGAATCCCCATCAGCTTTGCAGAAACTTCAACAGGTTCTCGCTGGATAACATCTATTGGCTTAGATTTACACAGACGCCGATAGAACTTTCGAAGGTCTCTAACAAAGGCTGATACCGATTTAGGTTCTACGAGGACCATGACTGCAACCGTGGAATGCTCTGCAAAAATTCTCGGAAACGTAAGAGGCAAGCATCGTTATGAAATACCAATACAGAGCTGCAATGTATATTATAAACATCTGAATAAGGGGCTAAAACGTACAGTTCTCGCTTAATAAATGAGAATACAAGAATAGAAGGTTCTTCCTGGTTATATTCCACAAAATCCTTATAAAGTTGAGACTTGTAAAACTTGCCGGGCTGAATAATAATCGTAAGCGTTAGAACCGGATCCCGAACCTTGTATGGTACAACGCGGTAACCGACGATAGAGCGTAAGGATTCTATATCCTTTACGCCTGCAAAATGCTTTCCTGCTTCCCGCAAAATCCTAGCAAACAAGGCTTCATCCAGGCGAGAAAAGCAGCCTTCGTACATGCATTCCTCCTCTGCTCAGTTGATGTTGGAAACCCTCATGTCAAACTTTGGCCATTTACCGGTCCGATACCAAATGGCGATACAGCCCAGCATACAAGCGTGCGCAAATTCACTCTTGTATCCAGGCTCGCATACAATACGGTAATTTTCATATCCCCGGGAGGTACCGACATCCTCAATCAGAGAAAGGAAATGACGTAATAATCCCGGGGAAAGGTCTGGTTTGACATCGTCGTTAAAGAAGTGGATCCGCTTCATTTTGATAGCCCCAGTTACAATCAGCATGCAGCGTGTAGGATCAATATGATAACAGGGTTTAGGATGCCAATTTGTTGGAGCTACATAGCGACAGGCAATACCGTCATTTGTAGCTATATAACGCATAGGCATCAAACGCTGCTGTAACTGAGGACGATTATGTACGAGAATCGTCTCTCTTAATGCACCGGCACCGGAATAGTCATGGGCAATAAAGTGCGGTTCAAAGATATCTATAAAGCGGGAAATCTCTTGGGCTTCTCTAATGTGGTCATGAGGAGTATAAAGTTCTGTGGCCCAAGGTACATGGATATAACCATCATGAGTTTCACAAACAAGGGCTAAAGTTGTATAATTTCCTTCTTCTCCGCCTCCACCCCAATCAATCCCCAAACAGCGAACCGGATAATGTTTCACAAGCCCACGGATACGCTCTAACTCAAAACGGGAACCAAGGTCGGCAACAGCTAACAGGTCATTAAGGGAAATAAGCCGCGCCGAAACATCACAGGCCTCACCCAAAACCTCCCTGGCATAATCCGCATAGGGAATAGAACCTTCTCGCTTACCTAATAAAATAGACCATTTAACGGGATCGGCGTAGTGCGAAACGACAATAGGTTGCGGAACGTGATAACCGGCACTAATCCACTTCTTTTCTGGATAACGATGCACCCAGACTCCCTTTTGGGGATAAATTACGCGAGAACACTTAGCACAGATCGTTCCAGGATTTTCTTCTGAAATATCATCCCGATAAGGCCCAATCATCTTATCCAAGTCATGTTCGAGGGAAGGTATATTCCAATAATTACAGGCCTCACATTTAATACACCACTCTGCCTGGCTTGTCTGATTATAGTAAAATTGCAAAGTATTATTATGCGTTAAAGGGGTTCCGGTGAATACGCGGAACCCATACTTAGAACCGGAAGCGGCCTCTAGGATGACAGGAATAAATTTGTAGTTAAAATTTTGCAGCTCGTCTAGATGAACCTTATCCGCAGGAACACCACGAGTACGCTCAGCGTCTAGGTGTGCGTAGGAAAAAACGATCCCACTGCCATTTGGGAAGCTCACGAAGAGAGTCTGGTCAGTTACGGGTGGAAATATCTTCTTTAACCTGGATTCATTATAAATAGGGCGCAGAAACATATTACTGATTCTCATGGTCTGCGCCTCGAGGGGTGCTACAACCAGAATAACAAAGTGAGGAATTGAGAATACCTGGAAAAGATGCTGAACGACAACACTAGTAGTCTTAGCGACCTGCCGACCCGTTTTATAGACGCAAAGTAGAGGTTGGTCCTTTTCATATAAAACCTTGAAGGGGTCATAAGGCTTGTACCCTTGCCCCTTCAAGGTGACTAGATTTTGTAATAATATTTCATCCATGTATTAGCTTATTCAGCAACTTCTTCTGATTTAGGGACTTCAGAATCAGATGTTGAAATTACATTTGTAGTGTAATTCTTCTCGAATTCAACTGAACGCTTCCGATTTTCCTCTAAAGAGAGCTCAGGGTTGTACATGTAACGACGACGAATATTGAGTACAGAATACAAAGCCTCCAAAATATCAGGGCGTTGTTCAATAAGCATTCCAAGCTCTCGGGAGGGTACAGCATCCGAAGCCGGAATACCTAGTTGCTCACAGTAATAATATGTACCCTTAGGACCCGCTGATCTCGATTGGATATCACAAATTTCTCGAATCTGACGTTTAACGGCAGCACTAAACGCAGGACGTACTGCGCGGTCTGTGGTCAATAGATTTACTGTGGCAGTATACCAATCGAAATCTACATCCACCAGACAACCATCCTTAGTAATAAAACGGATCGGACAGCGCAATTCGAAATCTTGAATGCCGAAGGTATTCTTTTGCACCCTAAAGGTCACTTCGTGTTGATATAGGGAGTTAATACTTGTGCGCGTATCAGAACTCCGGGAAAGGAGAAATTCATAACTCGCATAAAATTTAGGTTCTGAACCGCCAAGAGAGGTAATGATGGGCGGAGCAGCCCAGTAAGCACCCGCGGCCTGCCTTACCTTCTTATGATTCACAAAGCAAAGTGTAATAAGGGTACCGAGAAGTTTGTTCGCATTACTCCGTAAGAAATCCGCAATCGCCCGGCTTTCTACAGAAAAGCGAGCAGAAAGTGAACCCTCTTCCTCATGCTTCTTAATAGTATCCTCAGAATTACAACCTAATAGACTATCAACGATGATACAAAGGGGCGCATGCTCATCCGATTCATTGAAGCATTTAATCGCATGAAGGATACCTAACTGCCACTGATCTAAGCTACTACAGCTAATGCACCAATAACGAGAGGTATCTTTAAGCACGGCCTGTTGTACATCGCTGACGGGCCTGGTCTCGGTCTCGAAAATGATCCCATAACCCGCAGCGGCGAGGTGCCACCGCATAACCTCTAAGGCGAAGGTAGATTTAAAGCTGGCCTCCTCGCCAATGAGATGAATAATCTTTCCTAGAAAAAGCCCTTCGTTTTGAAGGAGATATCGTGTAGAAAGAGCAGGTACAGGGATACAAACATTCGATGCACGGGGATCTAGAAGACTATCTCCGAGCTTTCCAGCAATCGAAGAAACGATCTCAGAAAACTTCATAAGCCCTCCGAATGAAGTTCAAGGAAACGAAACAGGCATACTGCCTGTCGTCGTCTTATCTAATATTAGCCCACATTATCGCGGACTTGCTTAATTAAATCCGCAATACTCTTGGGTAGCTCCGGCACATCCGCACCCTTCTGCTGAGCAGGGTTTGAAACCTGGTCCCTAGGCGGGGTGGTCTCACGCCCTTCAGTAGGAGCAGGCCCCACCGGCTGCACCTGAAAGGGTGCTTGGGGGGCATGCGGATTTTGAACTACAGGCGGCTGAACCTGTGCAGGCTGAGGAAATTCTGCTTGCTTATAGCGCGCGGCTTCCGGATGAAATTGCTGCGTTGGAAGAGGAGCACCAAAAGCAGCAGGGGGCATAGAGGGAAATTGCCCTGTATAAGGAATTGTCGTGTTCTGCTGAAGAACACGAAGCTCCTCATTCCCGGCATCAATATAACTCTGAGGTAATCGGGCCAATAAGTCAGTCCCATTCAGCGCATAAACAACGGCTGACTTGGGAATACCGCTATATACAAGGAGTTCTAGCTGCTCATCAATTGACAGCGGCTTGAGAACCGAAGAGAAGTCAAAAGATTCCTCGGAGAGGTGAGCAATCATCTGAGCAAGGGCAGGATTCGGGTTCTCAATAGCCGTAACGGCATAAGAACTCATTGTTGCCGTGCTCCCAGTCGCCTTTGCCTTGCGAGGTTCAAGATAAAATACCGGTCCATCTGGATCTTGGACACGAGGGCCGAGCTGATGGGACTGCTCCAACAAGCCGTTAATGGCTGTAGGAGAAAGCCCAAGCAAGACCTTCGGACCTTGCAATCCACGCGGCACTTCATAGACGGTTTCATCGTCCCTGTAGATAATAGCAGGCAATACCGTCCGGCTAAACATATTAACACAAGAGAACCCTGAGCCTGGATTATCAGGATAGACATTTGACCAGGCTGAAATCGCCGATAACCACTGGTTTCTTCGGCGAATGCTCATAACCGCTCCATGTAAGATATGGAACGGGTTCGAAAATCTTCCTAAAACATCGGCAGCTTCATAGGGCGAAAACTGAACGACATCAACCCCAATGACCAAATCAATAAAGATAAAACGTTTGTACGGGATGATATCGTCCATTTGCATGTTATAGAAAATCGGTTTGAAAATCATACCTTTGCTGTCAAACCTCGGGCGAGTCAACACATAACCCGGAGCCAGTCCTAACGTACCTAAAAATGCCATTGTCTCTCTCCTTTCAGTTCAATCTTCATTCCACCTGTTGTAAACTTCAGCCTCATACGCAAAGTAATACCACTCGGAACTCACAGGTCGTCCATCAAGATCGCAGGAGCGAAATTGAACCCACTCTTGCATGCACTCCTTTACAACCTTTCCAAGAAATTCATCTACTGTATTTTTAGGAACTAGAAATACCAAAGCATCGTGATTATTCATGCATAACTTATAACCATATTTTTTCCGATCAGGATAAGTATAAAAGTTGAACATTGCAAGACCGATAGCATCAGCTACGCCAGACTGACAGGGGAAATTTAAGGCCTCCCGTTCAGCCTGGGCAATCTCCTCTTGGTTAGAAGTATTGATGTAGAAACGCCGATAACTGCCGAAACAATTACGAATAAATCCGGGATTACGCACACGAGCCTTAACCCGTTCTTGATAGTCTCGAATCTTGGTGTAACGAGCATAAATTGCCTCGATGATACTCTCTATATCCTGCAAGGTAATATCGGCGCCTTGAGCCTTTAGTTGATTATAGCAGGACACAGCACCACGCCCATAGTTCAGACCAAAAATAATTCGTTTTGCATATAAACGATATACTTCAGCCCCAATGGATTGCAAGCCCTCCTTTGTGGGGGGACAGGGTAACTTAAACGCTAATTTTGCAATATTGGAATGGATATCAAGTTTATCGGGATGGTCCTTGGGTAAGGTTGAACGCCAATAATCTTGAATGAGAGTATGGTCTTGAGCGCATACGCCAAGCATCAGGAGTTCGGCAGCAGAATAATCCACTTCGACCAGGACATAATCAGGATCGGCAACGAAGATCGACCGGATCGGGGCAACATAATTGTCACCGAGGATCCTTACATAGTCCTCCTCGCGGGATTTTGATAGGTTCTGGATATTGGGATCTCGACAGCTACATCGCCGAGTTTCCTTTAATGGGATATATTGCGGATGAATCCGACCATCAGCACAGATGAAATCAGCAATACCTCCAGTACCGGTCTCGTCAGGGAGGACCGTCTTCAACACCTGATCGAGTAAGCGGATATCTCGTAAAATCCTGACAACTTCACTGAATTGTGCTAGATATTCGCATACTTCTGCATCGGTACTAGGTGTAGCACCATTAACCTCGCATTCAGGACCCCAATTCTCCCCCTTGGTTGTCTTCACAGGGGTCAGATTCAAAGATTGTACATGAGCCGGGAGAACACGCTTCTTGATGTAGCGCTCCCCAAAAAGTAGTGCTACACATTGCTGGGACGAGCGATAATTAAAGTCATCCCACCCCGTTAACTCTCGAAGTTTATTATTGAGGCGTTCTCGGGTCGCAATAAATGCAGAAGAGAGCAATTTGAGGCGCTCCCGATCGACAAGGATACCACACTTACGGGCTTCATAGAGGCCTAAGTTCGCACGCATATTATTCCAATATGGGATCCAAGAGCTGTTCCTGTATACGTCAGAGTCCAAGGCCTTTGCATGATACCAGAAAAGTTTCAAGGTATAAACAGCGTCTCGGACGGCATAAGGATACAAGATGTCATTCGGGACAATACCATAACCACCAATATCCTTCTGCTTTAGTTTATGGGTCTTTGCATAAGAAGCAAGAAACTCCTCAAGCGGACGAGACCACGGAATAGCACCTACATAAAGTTCAGCACTCTTCTCTAAGTCGAAGGTAGCACATTCATCATGCGCATGATGAGCAATAATCGTATCAAATATTCCAGGATAATCAGGAGTACTTTGGTTCTCCGGAATAATATATTTTTGCAAGACATTTACACCGATAGATTCCAACCAGATAGCGTCAGCAGTAAAATTGTGTCCGACAATTTGAATATTGTTATTTGGGTTGAAGAGTCTATTTAACTGACGGGCAACTGCTTCAAAGCCTCCTATAAATGTTGGACGCCCTGAAGTATCGCTAGTCTCAATAATGTAGCCTGTATTTTCCGGATCCACTGAAGAAGCGAGCGAGATACAACGGACATAGCTTCCGCGATTAATAGGATAGTAGCCGTGCCATTCTACGTCCACACTCACACGAACCAAACCGGGTGTATTAAGCCATCTATCTATAAGCTCAGATAAGGATTTCTCATCTCGAATTAGAGTAAAGGTAATATTGTCGCCTCGTGGTATCTCTCCAAGTAAGCCATAAGAGACAATCTTCCGCAAGGAATTACTAAAGCGACTATAAGAATCATGACTCTTAAAGGCGTCTAGAGGGAGGGCATAAAGTTTTGCACGTTTGGTCTTGACGACAGAACTTTTAGTAGGATTAGCAAAACCAATACTATACTCATATTCTTCAGGTTCATAAAGTACACGATTAAAGGCTTCTCTAGAAAACTGTTTAAGGGCCGTAGCACCAACACAGACAATAATATCAGGTTTAATAATGGAGAGCTCCTCTAGAATAAGAGGACGAAAGAACTTAATCCAAGTATTGATATTCTCTTTTGTAGGCGGCAATAGAACGCGACACGCATTAGCACAATAGATTCTATAATTGCTATTCCAAATATCCGGGTAAAACTCTGTCAGTAAAGACCAAAGGGCACGGCCAAACGGTCCTACGAAATTAGCTCCGTAGTCACCCTCGTACCTCCCAGGGGTCTCAGCAATAATATAAATGTGAGAACTGTTTGGGTCAGGATTAACAGGTCCTCGTGGGATAGAAGAAATCAGATGAGAATTAAAACAAGCATTAGTAACAGCAAAGTCATAATAGACCTGATCGAAGAAATGCCCAGGAATGTACTTATAAATTTCATTATTAAATACTAGGGAGGAGAAGTAGCCATAAAGGAGATCAAAGTAAATAGAATTAATGATGTAATTGTTAACTATATCCGGGTCTTCATGATTACTATCGGCATCAGGAAAAAGTTGTCGCTTAAATGCCTCAAGGAGATAGACAGCAATATCGTTAAAGGGGACATATTCATTTGGAATATGATAAAATTGACGCTCGCCACCCAGTTCCCCCTGTGAAAGTAGCTTCCCAAAAGCAACCGTAGAAAACATCTAACTCCTCCTCATTAATGCATCCGTAAGGTAATTTTGTAATTCATGAAAGGAGATGTCCGCCGGATCACAGTTTCCAGGGAGCGCGACCGGAACAACCTCAACAAAACCCAATAAGCGTTTCGAAAGAATCTCCATCTTTTCCTTTGCGTCACCATCTAACAAGATAAATACCGTCTTATAGCGAGAACGCAAGAGCTCTACTTGATTCTGAGACAAATGCGTTCCAAAGAGAGCTAAAGCCGGAGGACCGAGGCGCCATACATCGAAAACGCCTTCTACAAGGATTGCATACTCATAATCCGCTGAAGCATCCCAGTTGTAGAAAATTCTGGAAATCTTAGCACCAGGACTCGTGATGTATTTGTTCTTACCGGTATAGACAAGCCGTCGAGCCTGCCATGCAACAAGCTGCTTTTCAAAGAAGATAGGAATGATGAGGCTATCATCAATAATAGGCATTGCAGACTCGTGTTCGACATAGCCTATAGCATACTTCTCCGCAATCTCTAGGGGATCGAAACCTCTAGAAATCAAATATTCACAAGCCCGATGATATGGAGGAAGAGACTGCAAGGGAATAAAGTTATGAGGAAGCGAAGCAGGCGATAAAGACGGTTCTTCGGTGGGCGTGATAAGTGCCTCTTTGGGAATATACACATTTTTCCCCATAACCCATTCACGAAAGAGCTGGCTAACATCAAGATCAGAAAGGCAGTCCTCGTTATAGCATTTAACCAGTGTATAAGAGTTGAAGTTTGGGATATTTGTCCCCCAGCGATGATTTACATATAGACGAAAACGGGTATCAGGTCGTACACGCTTGACATGGTGACAAAAAGGGCAGCAGATGCAATAAGCCTCGCCGCGCTGCCGTATAACAGTTCGAAACTTATCTCGAAAAGGATCGTAAACTGATTCTGCAATAAGGGGAACGCCTTGGTTAGAGATGTGCACCTGACCAAACAAGCTCTTTAACCTGTCATACAATTCAGTGTTTAGTACGGCACTCATCTGCGGTTTCGGATGCCAACACCAGGAATAAACTTATAATCACCGCTAACATCTTCAAAGGCTAGATAATCTGTTTTACGGACCACTGTAGGCGCGCGCATCATAGAGCGACGAGCCTTTGTGCAGGCGATATATTGCAAGTGGGTATCAATGTCTTCTCGACTTAGGGAAAAGGAATACCAAGCATAGTTAGCAAAAGATTTACACCACTCAGCATCGGTATGATCTGGGATGTGGTGCAAGGAGCGTTTTGAAGACTCGGCGGATAACTGATGGAAAATCCAAACAGAGCAGTTATACCGCCGGGCGATCTGAATAGCGAAATCCTGAACAAAAGAGGACAAATAATGCACAATCCGGTCATGGTTCTTCCTTCCTAAAGAAATTTCCCGCCGGATCATAGCGAGGGACCAATCAATTACAACCGTGCGAACACGACGCCCTTCCTGCTGAATGGCCTCAATATCCGCGGCAACCTCCGGAATACCTCCACCACCATAAACTCGCCCATCAATCTGCTCCCCAGAGAAATCTCGAAAATAGCAATATTTATTTAGAAAAGCAATAGCCCGATGAATCCTGTCGAACTCATCGGGCTGACCTATCTCTCCGGCAAGTGTCGGGTCGGAATATATCGTTTGTAGTCGGGAAATGGGGATATTCGATACCATCGAAACAACACGAGCAATAACCATGTCACGAGGAAGCTCGTAAGAATAGAAAACAGCAACCTCATCATTCGATGGGATGCTAAGCATCGTACTATAGGTCAGTTGGAGGCCGAGGATTGTTTTCCCACTGCCTGTGCAACCCAACACGGTATAAACCTCGCCAGGCTGCATACCGCCATCCATATATTCATCCAAAAAAGGAATGCCCGTACTCACACGATCTTGAGTGCGGAAGAAGCATGAAATATCTTCGGGGATTAATTCTGTAGGATATGCGGCAAGGCTACATGCGTTGCGATAACGATCATAGGTGGTCTTAAGTAGTTCATCAAGTCTATTCTGAGGAGTGTTTACTAAACTTGTTTGCAGATAAGTCTTGTAATACTCAGCTACAAGATGATTGAAGAAACGCTGAGCAAGCGTAGGATCTAAAACACCTGGAGGAGGTGCGCGATAAACGCAATCAACAAGGGCAAGGGCATCACCAAGGGTTTCAGGATTTGTCTCCTCAAAGAGGAGGTCCGAAATTAACGCAGAAAGTGCTTCCTTTCCCGGGATTCGCCCCGTTTCCTTGTAATAATCAAGTAAACAGCGTACAACTATAGCAGCAGCACGGGTATCAGAAAATTGAAAGTAATCTGGACGAAGTAAAGCTAACAAACGACGTTGAATAGGGTTCTCATGGATAACATGAAAAAGCAAAAAGATCGTAATTTCTCGGCCACGTGTTTGCATGGGCAACCCCTAAGAATTAATGCACCAGGGTATTAAGGATTACCCCCTCCAAGAGACGGAAGATATATCTTTTGGTAACCTAGAAACTCACCGAGGCCAGGAACTTGGGTCTCGTAGCAATCCGGGCATATAGAATAATAAATCCGAGCGAGAGCACGATCATCAGAATTAAAATCCGGGATGCTATAAATCATTGCCAGAGCTGCTCTTACGACAGGATCAAATGCAGGCAAACAAGATAGGTAGGCCTTTTGAAGGGCTTCCTGGGGAGAATCACCCAAAAGGAGGAAATTAGCAGCCCGCGTTCTCAGGGTTGCAATAGCCCGCTTAAAATTAGTCTTAAAAGTCTCCGAAGCAGACGCCTCAGCTTCTCGAAAGGCCTTTATAGCGTTTTCGGATAATAGGTGATTTGGGTAGAACTTCCCAGAAGAATAGAATAAGATACTGTTGCAAATATAACCAACGTAATTAGTTATCTGATTTTTCTGTAAGAAATCAACAATCTTAATCCAGACAGATTTGCGGTGAATGCCGTATTTGTCAGTTCCTCCGTCCCAATGGGGGTCATCGCGCTTGACTCTAATCTTCTTAACTTGGGATAAGACATCATAATAAATCGACTTAATAGCTTGAGCTAGGGCTTCATAATCGTTGTCCGCTCGGACTGTATTGGATCCAGCCGTTCGCCGCATAACTCTTCATCCTTGCTTTTGTGCTTCTAAGCGTTTTCTCATTAAAATCGTCCCAGAAATCAACAACAATTCCCGCAGCCTTGTTAATATCAGGGCAAATCCTTGAGACGCGACCGGGGAACTGAACGCTAGCGGTTTTGCTTGCTCGCCCATCTGCCCGTATAAGAACTTCCAAACCGTCGAAAGAGACCCCCGTGGACCACACCCCCGTAGCAATACAACCCATAAGCTCTCGAGAGAGGAATTTAACCCGCAATTCATCGCGGCGTTTTGGAGAGATTCTGGGGAAATTACCTTCCCGTCGCACACCAGCATAACACACCTCGAATTCAGGCAGAAATTGCTTGAGATTCAGTGCGTGATCGACAGTCTCTACCAAAATGAGCGTTTGTAGCCCGCTATTGTAGAATTCTCGTGCGATTTTTGCAATATAGCTATTTCGGGCGGTATTTTCCCAGTAACCTAGGCGCTTCCGTTCGACGAGCAGTTCCGGCAGCCGCATAGGCGGGCATGGAGGGCGAAACCATTGCACAACAATCGGTACCACACTCCCGGCCTGCGCAACCTCATTATAGTTCGCAGTGAAAATAGTTGGTCCACATAATCCTCGAATACGCTCCTGCAAACCGTCAAAACGTGTATTAGGGGTTGCAGTGCAGCCGATGATACGATTTGTGCTATAAGAGAAAAACTTGTGATAAAAACCATCCGTAACGAGTTCATCAACCTCGTCAAGGACCAAAATATCAGCAGTAAAATCTGAATAGTTCAAACTTCCTGCGGTATAAACAGTGACTCTACCTTTTTCCCGCTTTCCTCCAGTACATAGGCCGACGCGGGGCATATAGCGAAGCATCGTGTTGTAGATATTCATCACAACATCTCGACGCTTCGTTACGATATCAACTTTGGCTTCTTCATATAGACAAGCGAGTGCTGAAAAAACGTAACTTTTTCCGAACGCTGGAGGAGCAACGACTAAGCCACCTCTATTTGCAACAATACGTTCTTCTAGAATCTTTAAAAGCTCCTCTTGGCGATAGCGGAAGGTAAATTTCTGAGATAGCGCGTCCCAATTCGCCTGAAGGATTTTGTAAGGCTGATCCTCAATAAGATAAGGAATTTTTAGCGTCCCTAAAATCTCTAAGAGACGTTCTAGATAACCGTGAGGAAGGCAATAAGAACCGTCCTCCAAGATAGCAAAGTTCTCTTGGCGAGAAACCTGGACTTTAGAACGGAAAAGGTCATACTTCTTCGCGTAGAAAGAGAACTCTGCCTCCAGGACGCTAGCAAAGGCAGGAGTAACATCCCGGAGAATCAAGAATAAACCATGCTTCTTAATGAGCATCCTGACCAATCACCTCTGGAAAAAGGGGCATCACGTAATCCTGATAAAAGCTAGAAAAATTCCCGAGCTCTACCGGTAAGTATTGTAAATCCTCAGTAGAGCGATGCGTCAAAAAGTGCGCCCATAATTCACAGAAGGAGGCCACGAATTCCCGCGTTACATTATAGATTGCAGATAAGAAACGCTCTGTGCTAATCCCATAATGGCTAGATAGTCGCTCTAGGAAGAAACTCCCCGGGCAATTCGCATAATCAGTAGCGCCGTCTAATGTCCGTTGAAGTGCTGAATATGAAAACCATGCACGAAAGGCGTACATTGTGGGATTCGCTGAAGATTTACGCAGAAAACCCCGGACAAAGCGGCGTCTTGTATGTAATCCGAGCAGAAAATAGAGCTGCTCATAGCGGGAATCAACATCCACATCCTCAAGATACCATCGCGGATCACCAATACACGCCATCAAACGTGCTAAGGCCTCGACATCAGCGACATTATACCAATTCGCCGGAATCCAGAAACTGTGCTCTTGTAAGATAGGAAAAATGTCTAAGTTTGGCCTAGTTTCCAAACTTAGATTCGCCATCGCATAAAGGAAATCATCATGAGTCAGCTCTCGCGGGCCGCCTAAGGCAGGATGCACATTAATATCATAAGAGCAGCGAATGGTCTTATCCGGGTCAGTACTCTCTGGCATAGTCAGAGAGATTAGGCGCGGGGCGGCAATCTTTACAGAGACGATAGGAAGAAATTGGTCAAGAACATAGAAGAATTCGATAATACGAGCCATCTCCCTACACGGAAATATGGTGTAAGCCCCATCCATATGTGACATGACAAAATGGGTTACACCATATGGAGTAGGAAAGACCTCGATTGCTTGATTATTCCGAAAGATAACAAATCCAATATTCGTTCTAACGATAGCATAATTGTCCTGCATAAAGTAAACCTGTTATCGCATCAACGCGTTCTGGAGAGCATTCGTTGTGGGATACACGAGAGCAGCAACCCTGAACAACTGGCTCACATTTGAGTTAAATTCATCAATTTTAAAGTTCTCCTCATTCATAGCGGCGAGAGCATCTACAGGAGCTAATTGAACGTCAAGCTGCTTAATTCCATGAACTAAGAAATCGCGGACAACCCGAAACTTGGTGCGACGCATGGCATCACTATCTCGAGAACTAATTAGCAGCAGTTTACCAAGTTCCGCGGTCGGCCTATTCCTTCGAAGCTCCTTAATCATATTAGTAGCATATGCCTTGTCAGGTAAGTTTCGCAAGAAGTCCTCAGGGTTTGGCACACCGGCCTTACGAAGCATGGCAGTGGCAAAAGCGTAATATTTGGGCTCGAGGTTCGGATATCCCATCTGAGCCAACTTATCCTTGGTAATTCCTGCTTGATCCTCAGTCATATTTTCATATGCACGAGCCGCATTAGTAAAGCCATCAGCTCCAAAAGTTTGCCGATATAAAGGCGAACTGAAAAATCCGTATGCTGCACTACCTAAACCAAGCAAAGTCAGCAAGATCGGACCGGCTTTCTCTTCAGAAACAAATGTCGAAATAACACCAACAAGCGTGAGCGGTACACCCAGTAGTAGAGCAAGTTTAGGCCAAACAGGAGTATCCGGATCAGAAAACCAATTAACGAAAGAGGAAACGACATCAATATTATCTTGGACCTGAAAACCACGTTTTGCAGCTTCCCGTTTGAAATTATCATAGGCCTTTCCAAAATCTTCCGCGGTCAAAGGGGAGTCACCGGTAGCTTTAGCAATCTGGTCATTTACAAACGCCTTAAAACCCTCAATGCTCACGTTTTCATTTTGCGCTTTATATGTTTTCCAAAGGTGGTGTGAGAATAGAGCAACGACAGCACGGCGATGTTGTGCGTTTGCCGAGTCGAAGGTAGAAAAGTTATTGCTATAGAGCTGAAGGCCGAGAGCAGCATCGGGGAATTTTTCTTCTAAGGTTTTCAAATCCCCGGCAGCAACAAGCTTCTCAAATTCCTCTTGGGATGAGGACAGATAATTAAGGTAATCTACATGCTGCTTAGTAACGTCTTCAAATTCCCGTTGAAGGAACTTATCGACACTAATAGTTTTTTCATCTTTACCGGGATCCTCATTACCAGGGTTGCCCTCTCCGCCTGGACCCCCAGCGCCACCTTCACCTTCTGCAAACTTAATCATATTAAAGTACGGATTTCTACGCAAAATACGCGCGGCATCAGAGGCATCCTGCCGCAGCAAACTCGCCAATTTAACTGTTCTCGCGGAAGAGAGGGCATCCACCAACTCTCGCTTCAAGACGAGATTAAGCTGAGTAGAAAGCCGCATAAAAGCGCATTTAAACTGCTGTGTTTCGTAAATATCGTCAATGAGTAGCTGGAAATTTTCTGGAAGTTCAGCAATCATGGTACAACCTATCGGTAATTAACAATGTAACATCAACAAATTTATAGAATATAAGCAATCATTGACCCTGGAGTATCATTCGAAGCTCCTCTGGTGTAAGCTCAATATCATAACCAAGATTGGGCATCATAGACTGTGCCGTCAATTCTGCCTTTTCACGTAGTATTTCATCCCGACTAACATAACCCTGCATTGGTCGTTCTCTAGCTACAAAGGCCTTATGGAACGGAATGCCGTGGTTGGCTTGATACCGTGCAAGGTAGTTATATAGGCCACGTTCGGCATACAACAATGCCCGATCTACATCATGGATATTAACAGAGCCGTGGCGTGTAGGATCCAGAAGGTCCCGCTTTAAGTAGGCACGAATCCAAGCACGCGCATCGTCAAGGGCAGGTTGTACGTTTTGGGGCATATGCGCACGGACAGTCAAAAAGTTCTCGTATGCTTTAATCGCTTTGTATGTCAAATAATTATCAAAAGTGGGCTCTTTCAGTCCATAGCGACCCATTTCATTCAATTCATTCTGAACACGGGTAAGACGACTCAAGAAGTTCCGCTTAGCAGAGTAGTAACGACCTTGAATGCGCCTATATGCACGCGGATCAATTGTTCCCTGAGCAGCCTGTCTCGCCGCAGCATTAAGCGCCTGTTGAGCATCAATTACTTCGTATGCTGCACCTTCGATATTATTCGCATCAATTAGATAATTAAATTCAGGATTATTCCAAAGGGTCTTAAATGTATTCAAAAGACCAGAAGTATTATAACCGAAGGTCTGATACCAATTTTCCTCGTTTATAGCCTTACGCTTTCTCTGTTCCGCACCTTCCACAGGAGTATACCATGAGCCAGGCTGTATATCAACTTTGTTAAGTTCACGTTCATGCGCATGAAAGTTTCTTAGAGTATCAATAGGAATATCTTTAAATGGATTACGCGTCCATCTTTCTTTGTACGCACGCTCTTGCTGTTGCCTCAAACGTGCTTCTGGGGTGAGTAGGCGCTTAGGAGGAACTGAGGAAGATTGTTCTAAATAGCCTCCCGGCAACCGCCAAGGAGCCCTGGGATATTGATGAAACCAACCTTCAGCCTTGCCACGAAATGGATCAGCATAGTATACAGTAACCCCCCGATAAGGCGTCCCAGTGCCATAAGCAGAAGTCTTAATATTAGAGGGCGTAGTTTGCGTCGGAGGATTCTTAGGAACAGCAGGAGCAGAGGGTGATGTTTGTGATGCGCGGACCTGACGCTCTACCTCATCTCTTTGCCTTTGAATCTCTAACATAGCCGCGGTCTCTTCTAATAAAGATCGAGATTTCTGAGAAAACGGAAAAACAGTCTGGGGTTTCGATGATTGAACTTGCCGCTCCACCTCCTCCTTTTGTTTCTGAATCTCTAGCATATCCGCGGTCTCCTCTAAGAAAGACCGCCTAGGTTTCGGCGGATTCGAAAGGGTACGCGGAGGTTTCGCCTGGGGAGGAGTTAGAGGGAGGCCGCGAAGGAGGGCTTCAAAGGAAAAAGACTCCCCGGAATCGCCAAGGGCAGGCAATGGCGTAGGCGGCGGCTCGTCAAAGGGTACGTTACTAGCGGGTTTTCTGGCATAAGGGAGCTGCGTAAGCAAATAAGTAAGGAGGCTAGCTATCTTCATCGGATGGTGCTGACGAACCGTTCCTATATTTGTAGTAGTCAGCGTACCGGGACCTTTCCCTAAGCGTTTATCCAAAAGATTAGGACCGAAAAAATCAGCCGATAAAATAAATTTACCACCTTTCGCTGCGGGAGCAGTTACAGTTAACGGCCATTGCACAGGGATATTTCCGCCACCGGGCTGTGGCCCAGGAACCGGGGCCTTCGCGGCAAGTTTGGCACGCAAACTGGCAATTTTAGCCCTTAAGTACAAAGCGGCAAGTTTCGCACTCTTTTTAGAATCTTCCTGCTTCTTAGGTTTCTTTCGCTCAGGAAGTTTCTTAATATTTTTCGTGTGCTCAGCCCACCGCTTGGCTGTACCTTTAGGAAGTTCGCCACGCGCCTCTGCCGCGAACATCCAACGCATTTGAGCTTTAGATTTAAAAGGCACAGGTTTATCCTCGCTGCTCTTCTTCAGAGTCTGGAATACCGTCGCCGTCAGCATCAGTAACGTCTGCCTTACGACGACGCTTACGTGGCTTTACTTCAGGAACTGCTTCTACTGATTGCTGTGCAGCTTCATCGAGTGTATCTGAGCGGTGATTCCCTGTAAACCCCGGCATAGATTCCTTCTTCTGTTCCTCTGAATGTGGGGTTTCAGGCGCCGCAGTAGTTGTAGCTACAGATTCTTCTGCCGGTGCGCGCTGCACTGCCCTTGAAGCAAAATAAGCAGCTCGCCGAGCAAGTTCAAACGGAATATTTACGTTACTCATAAGGACCTCCCAAAATAGAATCAGACTGACAATAAATATTCTCCTAAATTAATTATAATCAGTCTCAAAACGCCATCCCCGGAGCGGCCTGCTGAGCTGCTTGTTCTTGAGCCTGAATCTTACCTTGCAGTGCCGCCTGATTATCTTTATCTTGTAAAACCTTCAATACTAAGGCATGAATAATCTCATTTTTACTAGCAATACGCCTCAAGGCAGACATTCGCAAACGCGGGTGCATCCCATAGATCATATCTGCGATCTGCTGAGCTGATTGTAAAAGGTCTTGAGGAGAAACCGGACCAACCCCTGGATCTGGTATCATAGAAAGGACCTGCTGAACCGGATCGTTTGTAGGAGGAGCCGGTTGCGGAGGTGCACCCTGTCCACCTTGTGGCTGAGGAGCACCAGGAGCTGGGCCCACGCCAAGCATACCGCCCACCCCAGGTACGCCTCCCATACCTAACAGGCCAAGCAGACCCTCCATGCCTTCTCCCCCTGGAGCGGGGGTGGCCATTTGCTCGTTGAGTTCTTCCTTGGCCGCATTTTCCTGCAATTTCTTGATTTCCTCGGCCTTGGTTTCTTCGTCGAGCATCTGCTGGCGCATCTCTTCCTCGAAGGAGAGGCCGATGCTCTTGAGGCCCGTATGCATACTGATGGCACCTTGGAGAGCCAGCTGGAGCTTCGCCATCTGACGATTAATATCGTCAACATGGGAGGGTTTCGCCATGCGCAATTTGAAGGGTTCCCACTTAAACCTAATACTCAGTTCCTTGGCTAAATAGCTCAAAAACTTATTGAAGGCATCAGGAATGGACGCCCAGACATTCTCAAGTAGGCGAGTTGCTACAGGCAAGGCATTCACTGCCATGCTACCTCGGAAAAATTCAATCGGAATACCTAAAGCAGAGATAAGATCGACCATTCCTTGTTCTATTAGTTGATGGGGAATGATACGGCCACCCTCACCCCCAATGAGCTGGTACCGAATCGGGAAGGGGGCAGAGAACCAGCTTGTCGGATCACGGCGCCAGGATTCGATGATTTCTTTAAGCTGATAATTTACCTCAGGAAAAGGCATATTGAATGTAGGATCGCCAAATTCTGGACCGGCAGCGCGGGATTCAGGAGAGAGGATGCGCATAGGAATTATGAAATCCTGCGCAATATTCTGGTTCGCCATCCGTAAAAGATCTAGATACCAGACTTGACGGAAGTTCGAGAGGATTGGAGGAAGCCCCCAGCCGTTCATATCAAGCCCCGATATTGTAGGTTCCTTGAGGTGGATAATCATATCGGGGTATATGATATAATGCTCATTGCGTGCTAAGGCCTCGAGGATACTATCAGGAGCATTAGCTATAAATAGCGGATCATTTTGCTGGTAGCGTTTACGGATACGGGCGGGAATCTTCCATAGGTATTCTGTCTGACCACTTAAAGGTTCATAATTAATCTCAATCTCATGAACGGACCAGCGGATTATATTAATATCTTCAGGATTCGTACCTGGAGAAACAATACTCTGCCAAGGACCACGATAAGAGCATTTGAGGCAGGTTAAATGAAATTCGTTATTCTGTAGCTTAAAGTCGGTTCCCGGAGTATTGGCATAAGGCAAGAAGGCGACGGCGTACCCGCAATGAGGACAGATAACTTGCCGATGAATACGAGTCCAAACAGTAGAAAAGGAGTTACCGTAAACGAGCTGATCTAGGCCAATAGAACGGAGAATACTGTCAATATAAAGAGTATTGTAGAGGTAGTCCTTTAAACGCTCTGCCTCTTTGCGGTCGGTGCCGAGGACCTCAATTTCCGTAATAAAGTATGCAACAAGCCTTCGAATCGCAGCCGCAAGGGTTTGATTTGAGAGAAAGGCATATTCGCACCAATAAAGCGCGTCCCGAATACTAATCGGGACCTGCTTGGAAACGTAATCATTCCAGGGCTTAGGAAATTTATCAATATTAAATAGCTTTTCGTCAGGCATAGAATTTAATCTTCAAGATTTTCTGTAGGAGAATCTACAGGTTCTTCAGAAATATTTTCGGGCGCAACATGAGAACTATTGATTAAAACGCAATATTCATACCCAGCATGGCTAAAATTCAAGCCCAGTGCCGTAACAGGCACTGCGTCGATATCGGCAGCCTGGCAATTCATAATGAACATAGAACCAGGCTGAGGAAACATCTTCGGAAAGCCAACCGCCGCAGAATTAAAAACGAGAATTACATAAGGGGGAACTGATAAAACTTCATGGAAGTAAGTCGAGAATGAAAACTTACTAGAAGGAATAAATATATCAACCTGAACAGAAGGCGCAGTTACAACAGAAGAATCTTGGGAATTGCGAGGAAAAGGAAATTTGCTATCTTGCGCGCGAGATACAAACGAAGGAAAAGGAGAGCTAACTTGAGTAAAACCTACATTTTTAGACGCCTGCTTCGGGTTCATAGGTTCATCTCCGCTATATTTACTTAAAACCTCGATAAATTGATCCGTATCCGAGCAACGAGCCCTTAAGACTGCCAGGGATTTAATATCGATAAAGCACTTTCGCCCGTCAGGAAGATTAACAATAGCGTTCTCCGGGCAGCCAAAAGGATCATACCATTTTGGAGTTTCGCCCTCAACGGGGAGAACTTCGATGGTGCGTATATTAAATTGACTACTCATAAGCATATTCCATGATAATAGATACCATTTACAAACCTATCTAAATTTTATGTTCAGATGCCCAGGCAGAGGTAGAATAGCTAAAACAAAGCGGGCGCGCTAGGCGCACCCGCCACACCCCATTTTTACTCCTCCACCTGAGTTTCCTCCTGAGCTTGCTCTTTAGAGCGAGCTCTACGACGGAGATAGCTGCGATCTGGGACAAATAGATCCCAAACGAGCCCCTTATAAGGGAAGGCCCGGAGGCCCACACTTTGCCCCGCGAAACCGGCGTGAGACCACTTCCTCAACAGAGATGTTAGTATGTCAAGCACTTCTGCTGAGGTCCTCGTGGCCCCGAGGTCTTTGGCCTCCAATTCCTCCCAAACAGCCAACGCAGAGCTGTTCGCTTTAGCCCGCGCGGTCTCTTTGTTTGGGAAGTACAAAGTCCCCCGACCGCGTACCCTAGGGCCATTCTGGCCCACGAGTACGAGACCGACCTCGTTCTTCGTGGTCCACCATATCCTGGCGGGCCAGGTCCTAAAGTCAGCGTAATATCTGACCATACCTCCTCCTTATAATGGAAGGACCAGGGGACGCGGGTATGACCCCGATGGTCATACCTCAAGAATAAATGCCATCAAAAGCAAGGATTTTCCAAGACTATTGATTTGCAGAAGTTTCTATACCAGAACCGTAGTTGAGGAGTCCGGCATATGTGATAAAAGCGGCATCTGCGGCATTATCACTCCCGGGCACACTTTCGTCGAGTGTCGTGCCAAACTGAGAATTGCAAGCTCGGATAACGGCGGCCTTGTTCGCTCGACCGCTACCGGTAGCAATTCTTTTAATAGTTCCAATAGGAATACCGAGGAATGGAACATTATGGTCCTCCGCCCAAAGGAGAGCTACAGCCCGCAGAGAAGAAAGGAGTTCGGAGGCCGATGCTACCCGAGCAACGACCTCCGCTGTGCTAGAAAGATATTCGGCAGGTGGGGTAAACTTAACATCTTCATAGAAAATTACAGAAGGATTAGCTAAAGAAAGGAATTGACGAAGGAGCAAAAAACTTATACTTTTAGACTCGTATCTCCCAGCATTTAGATCGAGAACCCCTATCATATGCGGGAACATATACCACTTCTTACGGGTATTAGAGTAGACGGCAAAGGCATAGCCTAGGTTCAGTCCGAAGTCTAAGCCGAGGGCCAGGCGATCTGGAGGGCCATCGAGCACCTCCGCGACTGGTATAGGGTTCTCCAAATTTTTAAGGTCTAAGGCAATCTGTTGAAGGGACTTGTAGGAATGCATAAGAAACTTTAAGTATGAGCTTCCTTCTCAATAGAAATTATCTTGTAATCACCGCGCAAAATATCTGCCTCATGTGTAGCCATAATACACTGCACACTTTGTTGCTGACAAAGCGTATTCATTGTATCCAAAATAGTTGAAATGCCATTAAGGTGTCGGGCGTCCAATCCGGCAGTCGGTTCATCTACAAGGAGTACACCAGTAGAACATGTCATCAGATAGAATACAAAAAGAAGAATAAATGCCAGGATTACTTGTTGCCCGTAGGAAAGGCGTGTAACAGAGATATTTGTACCATCCGGGAAATGTGCAATAAAGTCATAGGTTTCACCATTAAATTCGAAAGAGACACGATACACAGCATCGACGTCAGCAAGTATCCGATTAACTATAGATAGAAATCCGCCTTCCGAGAGTAGATTACAGATATATTGTTGAACATCCTCCACAAATTCCTTGCAGAGATTCGTGCAAATATTAAAAATATCGCTATTCTTCTTATATTTCGCCCTGGCAGCCTCGGCCTCAGCCAATGAATTTTTTAGCCACTCCAAATGGGTTTCTGTAGCCTTTATCTGCATCGCGGCCTTTTCTAGCTGAGCCAGGCGCTGAGAAAGTTCAGAGTGGCGTAATTTAGCCAGAGCATAGACCTCATCTCCGGGGTATGTAACATCTGGAAGTTCTTTAATCTGGGAAATGGAAGAAGCAATAGAGGTCCTTTTACCGTTTAATCTTAGAAGTTCCTCAGTAAGCTCTTTAAACTTTGCGAGGGTCCTAGTGAGATAATCCTTAACCTGAATGAGTTCTTTTTCCAGGTCTTCAGAATATTGAGCCATCCCACGAACACGACGATGAGCGTCTCGCAGGCGGCGGAGGGCACTTCTTAATTCGGCCCGCTGATCTCGCTGGGTCTGAAGATTCTGAATAGAATTCGCCAAGCGCTGGGCCTGGTCTTCGAGAAAAGCGCAATCCTGGGCAAATCTCTTTAATTGCTCTAAAGGGATCTCTTGCTCACAAAGAGGGCACTTTCCAGTAAGATTATGAGGGATATAATGCTCCAATTGTACCCTAGGATCATTCTTCTGATAGATTGCTAGGCGACTCTTGACATCCTGATATAGCTCTCGGGTATGCGCTAATAAGGAAGAAACCGGGGCAGGGCGATCTCTAAAGCGGGCTAAAATACGGGAAATCTGAGACGAAACTTCTAAATATTTTGCATATTCCGCCTTCTGCTTAGCAATCTGACTTAACCTCTGATTAAGATCAAAAAGAGAAGAAGATAAAAGTTCTTCTGTGATCTCTTGGGCGTCCTGGAAAAGATAGGTCTTAAGTTCTTGCCTTAACGCATCAAGTTCAGCTTCTACCGACTTTATGGTAGAATCTATCTCTTCAGCAGATTTTACCAGGTTTGCATAATATCTCTGAATCTCCGCAAATTTCTTTTGTTCTTCTAATCTGCGTAGTTCCCTTTCAGCTTGCTGGCATTCTTCCTTTAACGCAGCATATTCAGCCCCCTGCTCTCGAAGAGCTACTAGCTGGGCCTCTTGTTCGGCTATCTTTGCTTGTAAATTAGTACAGAGATAATCGGCATGGGAATAATCAGCCTGAGCGTCTCCGAAAATAGTCTTAAGGGTTACATTGAAATAGGAAGAGAAATTTTTGAGCGTTCCTATACCAAAGAGGGAGAAAATCTTATCCATATCATAATTAGCAAAAATCGAGAGGAAAGAGGGAATAGCTCCTTGCTTCAAATACCAGGAAAAACCTCGCCCCTCTAGATTAAAGGCCGCATCAAAAAAGGACTTAACGGCACCAACGCCATAGCATACAGGTTGTCCGGTTTTAAGGTTAATAATTTCCGCGGAACTACCAGACCTAGAAATCGTTCGCTTACAGAGATAAGGAACGTCGTCTAGGACAAATTCAGCCCGTAAGAGTGCAGAAGAAGCCCCTACACGAACATACTGAGAACGAGAGGCGGAAGAAGCGTAAAAAAGGATATTCAAACCCTCTAAAATCGAAGACTTACCTGAACCATTAGGCCCTACAAGCAGATTTAGGCCTGGGTCAAAGTCACAACGGATAGACTCAAAACCACAAAAGTCCTTGGCCTCAAAGTATTGAATCCTCATGGAAACCCTCCGCAGCTAAAACCGCAGCTATTGCCCTTCTGAAATAAGTATCACGCTCTTCTGGTCTTTCTAGAACACGCAAAAATTCTCGATAAACCGCCGCATATTTTGAATTCTTCGATATTAAATAGTTTAAAAGCTGAACACGAAAATCATAGCCCTCAGTATGCAAAACATCCGGAGAATTCAGTGGCGCGGAAGAAGAAAAAGAGCTTTTCAAAGACATCCTAAAATAAGTAACCTCCTCATAAAACTTCTTAGCAACCAGAAGAACCTCAGATACTCCGGAAGCATAGAGAATCGGGATCTGCAAGTCTCCAGGAAGATTTGGATCTAGCATCGACTCCGGAGGATGCTCAGCCCGAAAGCGTTCTAGATCCTCCATCGTCTGCAAGCAGGGCCTATAAACGGAACGACCGAGCAACGGGATGTGGGTAACAGAGAGATCGGGCCATAGCACCAGGATCCCGTAAGGAGGCTGCCCATTGAGATCAGTAATACAGGGCGTCCCGGGGAAAATAATACGAAAACGAGCAGATGAAGGGGAAGGTTTCAATCTTACATCACTAGATTGGTAATCATTAACCTGGGGAGGATAAGTAAACTGGGAAAATGCATGAATATCACCGGATAGGACTAATTTCAAGCCAGGAATAAGCTCTAAATCCTGGAAAGAAGCGTTCCCGGCTGGGCCCAAGATATCCTTCCAAGCCTGGTGAGTTACCAGGATATCTACCTCTTCTGGGCGGTTAGCTTCTAGAATCGCATAAATCGTGTTATACGGCGTTCTTGTAAAATCCAAGCCAAGGACACTAAGTCCACTCGAAGAACGCAACAGACGCGATCCTAGGGCCATAGAAACGGGTGTCCTGGAAGAGGAGCCAAGAAGGCTCAACCACGGCGGCGAGCTAAGGTCATGTTGGCCTTGGACAAAGTAAACGACAGCAGCTTTCGGAAGGAGCTGGAAGAAGATATTAACAATCCCTAGTACATCAGCGGGATTGATACTGGTATGGAGGATGTCACCGAGAAGGAAGACGAATTCCGGTTGCAACACCTCGACAATGTGAGCGCATTGCCGGAAGGCATAAATAACATCCCCAAATGGCTTCGGCGCATGCTTCCAGATACGGGCACCGGGTCTGACATGCGTATCAGAAATGCAGACGGCAATAGGACGAACTCCTGGACGACGAGGAAAATCAGGCAGCGGAACCTCGTCGTGCACAAAAGGTACATAATTTTCCGGAATCATCGAATCACCTCCAGTACACGAAATGAATCTTTTCTACCTCTAATCGGGGGCTTAAGCATGCCGCCCGCGGGGGGTGCCTAATAGTTAATTGATTGATAACGTTATCCAATAAACCTGATATTACACGAAACTGTAGGTGTTACTGGAAAGCATAAAAGTAGCATTATACAGGTTGATATATCAAAGTCTGAAGTCTGCCTAAGTATAGATATATATTATACTAGTTAGATTATACACAAGAAAGGGTAGAGAGTTAGAGATAAGGCTTGATTCTAGGAACTACTTTAAAGGGCTAAAGAATTAAATTAAGAGATTAAACACGAACCTATCGGTTCGTGTAGAAATTAAGAAATAATTAAAGAGCCTAAATAAAGTATTATCCCATCTCACGAAGTGAGATGTAAACATTAAAAGATTAATAACACGTCTAGTTAATCCAGGGGATCATGTACCGCTCAAGGGTGGTACGAAAAAACGTATGAAAATTTACTTTTTGACACCGGAAGTACAAATTTGGCACCTTGGCCGTAGGCCAATTGTGCCACTTTTCTGTTCCAAACGGAGAAAGGATAGCTAAAAAGGGGGGAACAGTAAAGCATGAAAAGATTGGCGAGCGGCAGAGCCAACGCTGGCGCGTTAGCTCCGCGCTCGCACGAGGCCGACAGGCCGCTGCGCTTCGCTCCGCTAACGCTCCGCTTCGCTTGCGTCCGCGGCCTCGATGGATTTTATTTTTTAAAAAGAGGTTAAAAGATTAGGCTACCTCAGACGGGATTTTGGGGGACCTCCGGATGAAAACTGCTACTCGGCTCCGGTTTGAAAAACAAGAGCCATCCTGGTCCTGGCTCCGGAGATCCCCCCTTCCCTAAAGAAACTTTAAACTACCACCCTTACGGGTTATACGCACCTCTGGAAACTGTATGGGCTTCAGCTTATCCCGGAAAGATTAGTTACTCGGTAATGATTATTTAGTTTCCAGATCTCTTTGCTTAAATGCTCCCCCCACTTAGATAGCCATTCCTTCTCTTCTTCCGTTTCATAAGTAGCTCCTAGTTCCTGTCCGCTTTGTACATCCTCCGGGGGAACGTATTCGATAATGTACTGTAGGTGGTCCGGCATAAATTTTCTGAATTCCTCGATAATCTTATCTGCGATGAAGGAATAGCTATTTCCATATACTGTGAACCTGTAGATAATCATCGGTAGTACACCAACACAAGGGCCAAGGTTATCCAGGCAAGCACACTTATCACTTCAATAATTCTCCAGGGCACCGTATGAATAGATTCGTGCCAATGCTTCGCAGATCCAGAGTCGTTCATTTCCGTCCTTTCTGTAGCTCCATTCTCTGACGCATCTGTACTCTCGTGGGGTATCGTAGTGGATTGCATGTCGCTCTCCGGTTTCAATAGTAAACTGGATGTCCGGATAGCGTTGCATAAATTTAATAAACTTTGCTTTAAGAAATTCATCCCAAAATCCTCCGTGTTTCGGGTGAATGTATCGGATTATCTACTTCTCTCC